GAAAACATGTACAAGGTTCGTCACGAATTTTACAGGAGATTGAAAGATGGCAATGAGCCCTAGAAAGAAAGAAGCCGGTGCTGGAGGCACTAGCCGGTCTGCGGTAAACATCGGTAATGCAGCTCCTGGCGGCAAGAAAGCTAAAAAGCCTAAAAAAATGAGGGGCGGTGGGGACGTAGGTGGACCCATGAAAATGAAAGATGGCGGTTTTCCTGATTTGAGCGGTAACGTTAGAGGAAGAAGTAAGAAATGACCGTTTCTGGTTCTAAAAACTTTGAGTTAGACGTCACCGAGTACATCGAGGAGGCGTTTGAGCGTTGTGGTCGAGAGGTTCGTACTGGATACGACATTAAGACTGCAAAACGTTCTATGAACCTGTTGTTTGCTGATTGGGCAAACAGGGGCCTTAATTCCTGGACGATAGAGCAATCTACACAAGCCCTGACGGCGGGAACTGCGAACTATACGCTGAACGCAGACACCATAGACATTTTGTCAGCAGCCGTTCGCCGCGATAACGTGGATTACAACATACAGCGGTTAAGTCGTGACGATTACCTGGGTGTGCCTAATAAAACCACGCAGGGACGTCCCTCACAGTGGTTTCTGGACCGTCTAATCAGCCCGGTGTTAAAGCTGTGGCCTGTCCCGGAGAACAGCACAGATGTGATCGTGTTTGATCGTTTGGTCCGAATGGACGACGCAGACACGGCTCAGAATACGGTGGAAATGCCGTTTAGATTTTATCCTTGTTTGGCGGCAGGGTTGGCGTACTACATAGCCATCAAGAAGGCCCCGGACAGGGTACAGTTATTGAAAGCTGTGTACGAAGAGGAGATGGAGCGGGCCATCAGTATGGACCGTGACCGGGCTTCTTTTAACATTGTGCCAAGCTTGGCGTACTCGCAGAATTTGTAATGGGTAAATTTGCTGTTGGTAAAAATGCCTATGGCATATCAGACAGGAGCGGGTTTCGCTACAAGCTGAACGAAATGAAGCGGGAGTGGAATGGTCTCCTGGTGGGCAAAGATGAGTGGGAAAAGAAACAACCTCAGTTAGAGCCCCGAAGAACCATTACAGACCCGCAGGCTTTGCGTAATCCCAGACCGGATCGCGTAGAGCCTATGAACGTTTATGTAGGCTTGCCTACCCCGGATGCCCCGAATTTACGGCCTGTAACCGGATTTGGTCAGGTTGGTAGCGTGACAGTGGTGATTTCATGAGTTTTACTTATGACGAGTTAAAAACGGCGATACAAGACTACACTCAAAATTCTGAAACCAGTTTTGTAAATAACCTGCCTGTTTTTATTCGCGTGGCTGAAGAGCGTATCTTAAAGAACGTTCAGCTTACGCTTTTTCGTAAGAATGCCACGGCGACTACCACGGCGAGTAACCAGTATTTAGCGGCTCCCAGCGATTTCCTGGCCCCGTTTTCTTTGTCGTTTACGACGGGTGGAGACAAGACGTTTTTGGACTATAAAGACGTTAATTTTGTCCAGACGTACAACCCGGACCCAACAGATACCGGTGCCCCCAAATATTATGCGTTTTTTGATGACGCCAACTTTTTGCTTGGACCCACGCCCGATGCAAATTACGACGTGGAGTTGCACTATTTTTATCGCCCAACAAGTTTGACTGCGGGGGCAGGAAGCGGCACTTCCTGGTTAAGTGAAAACGCTGAAATAACGTTGTTATACGGGTCATTGATAGAGGCGTACACCTATATGAAAGGTGAGCCGGATATGATGCAAGAATACGAAAAGCGGTTTGCCGAGGGAGTCATAGCCATGAAGAATTTTGGTGAGGCTAAAGAAGTAACCGACGCATACCGAACAGGTTTGGTTATCAGGGATAAGACATGATTCAAGGCGTACAAACATCAGTAGACAATGGCTTTAAGGTAGAAGTTAAAACCACTAGCAATCGTGGTTGGACGCCGGAAGAACTGGCAGATCGAGCCTTAGACAAGCTGCTGCATGTTAGTAAAGACGCTGATGAGCAGGTGAGGGCACAAGCCCTTGTTTTTAAAGAGCAAATTAGACAAGTTTTGGTGTTTTACATGAAAGAGGCCATCAGATCAGATAGGACCACTATTTGTGCAGAACTCGAAAAGCAAGGCCAAAAAGAATTGGCCAACATTATCCGTAAACTATAGGAGAGGCCCCTTATGGCTATTACTCAAGCAATGTGTACGAGCTTCAAAGTGGAGCTTCTTAACGGTATACACGCATTTGGAACAACTGTTGCTCGTGGTGGCACCACTGCGGACAGCATGTACATTGCGCTGTACACCAGTTCAGCGTCTTTGGATGCCACAACCACGGCGTACAGTGTCACTAACGAAGTGTCCGGCACGGGATATTCTGCTGGTGGAAACGCGCTTACAGCGGTAGCACCTACCAGTTCTGGAACCACAGCGTTTACTGATTTCAACGACACCACCTGGTCAACTGCGACTATTACTGCTCGCGGTGCATTGATCTATAACAGCACTCAGTCTAACAAAGCTGTAGCGGTGTTGGATTTTGGCGTAGACAAGACGTCTACAGCCGGTGACTTTACTATTGTGTTCCCAACTGCGGACGCTAGTAACGCGATAATTCGTATTGCGTAGAAGGTGCTAGATGGCTGACGTTGTTGTCCCATTAGGCGGATGGAACTACGGCACCTGGGGTGCCGGAGAGTGGGGTAACAATAGCCCGGCTTTGCCTGTCGGCACCGGGCAGATAGGAAGCGTAGCCGTTTCTGGCGCAGCTACGGTAGCTGTAACGGGTATCAGTGGTACTACAGGACTTGGTACTGCAACGGCGCAGGCAAACGCCACGGTATCTGTAACAGGCGTAAGCGCCACAGGTATCGCCAACTATGCCGTTTGGGATGCCATCGTCTATTTAGACGGTTGGGGTCGCGCAGGCTGGGGCGATTTTGCTTTTGGCGAGGGCAGTATTTCCGTACAGGGAACTACTGCGTTAGGCACAGCGGCACTGGGTTTAGGTGCTTCGGTCTCTGTAACAGGAGTCGAGGCGACTACTACGTTAGGGAATGTCGTTGCCAATGGCGATGGTGCCATTGATGTATTAGGCAACGCAGCGACCGGTCAGATAGGCACTGCGTCTGTAGAAGCAGATGCCATTGTCGCGGTAACAGGGGTCCAAGGCACCGGCCAACTAGGTATAGCGGGTCCAATAACCACGGTAGATGTTGCCGTTACCGGGGTTCAGGGCACAACAGCTCTTGGAAGCCCGACTGTTACTGGTATTGCGACAGTAAATGTTACCGGCGTACAGGGTACGACGGCGCTAGGAACGGCCACAGTAGACCTTGTTATAGAGGTCAATGTTACGGGGGTTCAGGGCACAACAGCTCTGGGCTCGACAACACAAACGGGTACGGCAAATGTTTACCCAGCGGGCGTACAGGCCGTAGGACAGGTAGGAAATGTATTAGTTTGGGGGCAGATAGTTCCTGCTCCTGGAACAAGCTGGTCGGGGGTCACTCCAGCACCAGGCACAACTTGGACGGAGATAGCCGCATGATAAAAGTAAATGAAGCCAAGAGCATAGATGGCGTGATCGATCCCAAGCACGAAATAGAGATAGTTTGTGCCAATTGTGGTTTTGATCTTGATGAGTCTGAGCTAGAGGCTGATACTTGTTCTGATTGCGGTCAGGCTTTGTCTTTAAAACAAAGCACTAAAATATATGCAACCAGCGTTCCCGCAGCTACGGGTGATGCTTCGTTATAGTCCCTGGAGATATAGATGGCTACTTATGTAAACAATCTAAGATTAAAAGAAATTGCTACTGGTGATGAAAGTGGCACTTGGGGAACCAGTACTAATACTAACCTTGAGCTGATTACCGACGGTTTTAGCTACGGCACGAAGCAAATGTCTGCCGACGCTAATGAAACCTTTACGATGCCTGACGCTACAGCAGATGCCACGCGCTCTCTGTACCTGAAATTCACTTCGGCAGTATCGCTAACAGCGACTCGTGAAATTACGCTTGGGCCAAACACGGTATCCAAGACGTGGATCATTGAGAACGCTACTACCGGCGGTCAAACTATTACGATCAAGCAGGGTTCAGGTGCTACGGTAGACATCCCCAACGGCGACAAAACAATGGTCGTCACGGATGGTGCGGGTGCAGGCGCTGCGGTATTTAACGCTAACCCCACAGAAGCCGGTGCAGGTACGGTAACAAGTGTCGGTGGTACGGGCACAGTTAATGGTATTACCCTGACTGGCACCGTGACAAGCTCTGGTAACCTCACGCTTGGTGGTACACTGGCTAACGTCGATCTGACTTCTCAGGTTACAGGCACTCTGCCTATCGCTAACGGCGGTACAGGTTCAACTTCAACTACTTATGTTGATTTGACGGCTAATGTTACAGGCACTCTGCCTGTCGCTAACGGCGGTACGGGCGCAACAACAATCACAGCGAATAGCGTGGTTTTGGGTAACGGTACAAGCGCAGTACAAACAGTTGCTCCGGGCACTTCAGGTAACATATTGACCTCAAACGGTACAACTTGGCAGTCAACGGCTCCTGCGGCCAGTGGCATATCAGCAGGACTTTCAATCGCTCTTGCGATGGTCATGGGATTCTAGGAGAAGGTAAATGGCTAACCCCAATATAGTAA